TCTTAATGTAATAGACTTTGTTTGCGTAGATTGATTTTGAGAAAACGCAGTTAAGGTTCCAGAACTATCAACTCCAAATTGTGGATTTGTAAATGGATCTGCCATTATCTTTTTCTAATTATTTAGTTCTAATGTTACTAAAAGGCAGTCTTCTTAAATCTTCAATCTCTGTATCATAAACCTCATACATTCCTCCAGCAATCTCATCCCAAGTGTATTGTCTAGATTCTCCCCAATGGTAATTTAACCCCCTAAATCCCCATTTGAATACTTCAGTTACGGCAACCAAAGGATTCTGGTCATACCTTATACCTGAAGTTTTGGCATTATAAACAAAGATATAAAACCTACCAACTTTTGGAGGTTCTTTAGTTTCGGGCAAAATATCTATTAACTCAAGCATTAAGTCGTCAGAACTTTCTGTTCCAATAAGTTTTTTTACTAGAGGACTGATACGATTTATTTTTCCCCTATCTTTTAGAGTCTTTCTCGGCATTACTTAATCTCATCCTTATTGATAAATTTTCCACCTCTTTTAAGGATAAGATATCTAGAAAGTCCTGTTTTTTCTATAGTTTCGGTCATAGACAAATACACTTTCCCATCATAAAGAACTGGTTTCCGATTGGAACTTGGCCTACCCTTCATCTTAGTTATTTATAACTAAAAAAGTTCATTCTCTGTAATTACCTTGAACTCATATCCTCTATCGGCACACCATTCTTTTGCTGCTTCCCACTTTGATTGATTTTTAGCATACTCATAAACCTCACGAATATAATTCTTTGTCTGCCTTTTAGGTTTTGGTGGAGGAACAGTTTGCTTTTTAGGTTTGATTTCAATAAGATATTTTTTGACTTTTCCATTTCCTTCTTGAACTTTGATATAAAAGTCAGGGAAATATCTATGAATCTTACCATCTAATGGTGAACGATATGGGAGAGCCAATTCTTCACTACCCCATTCCAAAATTCTTTCATTCGTATCACAATACACCATAAATTTTCTTTCCCACAATGACCTATAAATGATATTGGTTGGGTCACCTTTATACTTTTCTGGATATGATGGTTGATATTTTCCTTTATAGGACATCTAAATACTTATAATATAAGACTCGTATAAGGTATTTAGAGTGGCTATTAAACGCAGAATATCTGACATAAAACCACTGTTAACAAATCTTGCCCAATCTTCGCATTACGAAGTTCAATTTGGTGGATTGCCAAATGAATTAAAAGATTATCTTCGTAAGAGGGGAGTTACATCTAGATTTGTTGTAGGTGATGCTGGATTGTTATGCTATTCTGCAATTTTACCAACATCAAATCTTGCAACTAATATAATATCTGGAAACTTTATGGGGGTACAGGAAAAATTTGCCCATACAAGATTATATGATACGATTACTTTAGATTTTTATATTGATAAAAATTATAAATCTCTAAAATTTATTGAAAGTTGGATAGAGTTCATTGCAAGTGGGTCTTACAATCAACAAGGATTAGTTGGAGAAAATACTTCAATTAGTCAGAATAATCAAGGTTATTTTTCTAGGATGCAATATCCAGCGTATTATAAATCAAACGCAACTAGAATTATTAAATTTGATAGAGATTACAAACAAGAAATTGAATATAATTTTATTGGACTATTTCCATCAACTATCAGTTCAATTCCAGTGAGTTACGTTGCTTCTGATACCTTGAAAATGTCTGCAACATTTCAATATGATCGTTATATTGCTGGTAAATCTTTGAGCATCAATCAATATCTGGGAAATGATAATAATAAGGAAGCAACTGAACCAAAACAAACTACTCCAAATGAACCAATATATTATCAATCTCCTGGTGCTGGAGTTAATCAAGGTGTAACTCCTAGACCTACATCGTATCCAACAACATTCTGATAACTCACTAAATAATTTTACTGAAATCTATAGGTCATTATGCCTTTACCTACAATTGCAACGCCGACATATGAGTTGGAAATTCCTTCATTAAAAAAGAAAATAAAATACAGACCATTTTTAGTTAAAGAAGAAAAAATTCTGATTATTGCTATGGAGAGTGAAGATCCAAAGCAAATTGCTGAAGCAGTTAAGACAGTAATTGGTAATTGTGTTCTTACCAAAGGAATTAAAATTGATCAACTAGCAACTTTTGATATCGAATATCTTTTCCTTAATATTCGTGGAAAGTCTGTTGGAGAAGATGTAGATGTTTTAATTACTTGTCCAGATGATGGTGTAACTCAAGTTCCTGCTTCTATAAATCTGGATGATATTGAAGTTCAGGTAAGTAAAGAACATTCTCGTGATATTAAATTGGATGATAGTTTAACTATGAGAATGAAGTATCCATCAATGCAAGAGTTTATTAAAAATAATTTTGCTAATGAAATGAATGTAAGTGTTGATGATACTTTTGATATGATTTCTTCTTGTATTGAGCAAATTTATAGTGAAGAAGAATCTTGGACGGCATCTGATGTGACTAAAAAAGAAATGAATGAATTTCTTGAGCAGTTGAGTTCGAAGCAATTTAAAGATATTGAAAGATTCTTTGAGACTATGCCCAAACTTTCTCATACACTCAAAATTAAAAATCCAAATACTGGAGTTGAAAGTGAAGTTCTTCTGGAGGGCTTAACATCTTTTTTCGCCTAGCGATGGCGCACGAAGATCTTGCGTCATACTACAAAACTAATTTTGCTCTTGTTCAGCATCATAAATACTCTTTGACAGAGCTAGAGAATATGATTCCCTGGGAACGGGAAATCTATGTTGGATTACTCCAACAATATATTGAAGAAGAAAATCTGAAGAATAGTGCCAATGGCTGAAATGGATCCTGTAGCAATTGCCCATAGCGGGGTTGATCCCGTGACAGGATCTCCATTGTCTTCCGAGGTTCGGAAGGCACTCTTTAGAAGAACGGTTGTTCCATCAAAAGTATTTGCTCGTGGTGGAGCATTAGTAAAAAGAGATGATAGTGCTCTTGTTGTTCAGCAGCAAGTAAACACACAAGAAAGCATTTCATCTCTTCAAAATCAAATTAACAATCTCCGTACAGAAGTCGCTGGATTAACTGCTGGGTTAGCCACTATTTCCAGACTTATACAAGCGGATAGTGTAGTAGAACAAACTCAGATTAGAACTGAGCAAGAAACTGAAAGAAGAAATACTGAGAGACAAATTAGGTCGGGTAGAGAAAATATTTTAGAGCAAAAGATTACCTCAGCATTAGCAGCACCAATTGCAAAGTTGCAGGAGAAAATAAATGATACTTTTGGTGGAGTGTTTAATGCTATTAAGATTTTATTTGTTGGATGGTTAACAAATCAAGGAATAGAAACTCTAAAAGCATTTACTGAAGGAAATGGTAAGAAGTTAGATGAAATTAAAAATGCAGTTATTAAAAATCTAGCAATTGCTGCTGGAGGTTTATTCGTTCTGAATGGTGGATTTGGATTAATTCTAAGAACTGTTCTTGGAATTACTGCAAGAATTTCTAAATTAACAATTTCTTTAATTAAGTCTCCATTTAAACTTGCTGGTGCTGGAGCTGTTGCATTAGCAGCGAAAATAGCAGGAAAGACAAATGTTCCTCCACCAACAGCTGTTCGACCACCAGTTAATATTACAGGGTCTGGTGGAAAGGTCTTATCTACAAGAGGTGCTAATGTCTTTACTCAATCACTAAGAGGTCTTGGTAATTTTGGAAAAGGTGCTCAGGGATTATTAAGAGGGGTTGGAAATGTTGCTTCTAAACTTTTTGCTCCCATAGCAATTGGGGCTGGAACTTATAGAATTGCAACGGGAGATCCTCTTGGTGGATTTTTATCTTATGGTTCTGCAATTCCTGGTATTGGTTTGGGATTTGCTGGATTGGATGTTGCCAGAGAGTTTGGATTTGGAAAAGGTACATTTTTTGGTAAAAACGATGAAACTACAATTTCTTCTACAATAACTCCAAAACTACCAAAAGTTGCAGAACCTTCAGCACCACCAATATTTGATATGAATCTTCAAGATTCATTAAAACCATTTTCCGATTTAAATAATCAATCATCAAGTAAT